CTGGCTCATGTAGGTGGAGACGCCACCGATTTCGCCGATCTCACCTTGCCGATAGGCTTTCTGACCGATCTGCGGAAGGAATAGACCGGTCTGCGAGGTGGCCAGCCCCCAGTAACTATCTGGGGCAAGCACGGCTGAGCGCATGTCTTGCGGTGCCGCCATCTGATCGAGCCGCTGCGCGCCGCGCGCAAACTTGGCAAAGCTGTCGATGATAGCATCAGCACCTGTTGCAGGTTGGCCGACCCAATTGGGGATGGCCGTATACAGGTTCATGATGCTGACATCGATTTCGTTGGCGAGGCGAACCAGTGCGGGCCGCATCACACGCTCAGCCAGCTCGTCGATCTTCAGGGTCAGTTCAAGTGAGCTGAACTTGAAGTCGACGCCTTTCTGGATATTCACGATCAGGCTGAGCTTGCCTTCGGTGACATCCTGCATCGATGCGACGGCACCGGTGCGCACCGCCCATTGCTGCGGCTTGCGGATGCTGATGGTGTCGCCGACGTCGTAGCCGTTTACTTTTTTCGAAAATTCCTCCTGGTAGCCGCGATACACATGGCTACCCATGACGAGTTCATTTTCCAAAACCCTCACCGCCGTTTGGGCGATAATACTGGGATTAAGGACTGTGTTTGCCATTTGACTTGGCTCCTATGTGCCAAGGCTCGCGGGCCGCGAACGCTACGCGCGGTCGCCGTATTGTTTTTTGATGTAGGCGTTGACGGCGGCCAATCCGGTGGGCGGCGCTGCGCCGCCACCTTTGAGTGGCGTGATCGGTTTGCGAGCCTGTGTCTGCTGTTTGGGGGTGGGCAGAGATAAGCGGCCCTCCAATCGCCCGATCTCGCGGGCGGCACTCTCGGGGTCCATGCGGTTGAGCTGCGCGAGCTTGTTCTCGTTCCTCGCCAGAACGTAACCGAGACGCTCGGACTTCTTGCTGTGGAGCAGCAGGCGTTCGACGTGCGGCGCTACGGGCAGCGTGGCCTTCGCCATCACCTCCGCGTAGTCCTTGACCTTCGTCCTGAAATTGGCAACCCGCTCCTTGTGCTCGGCAACCAGGGTGGCAACTCGCTCCTGCTCGATGCGGATCGAGTGCTCAAACTGTTTGCGAACCGCGCGGGCGACCTGACGCCGGTCGGTCTCGTATGCCTGTCTGGCAATGCTAAGGGCAACGTAGTCGTCCTTGAAGTCGTCCGGCGACGGTGGGTCGCCGATCTCCTGCCACACCGCATATTCGAGTGCGCGCTGCAGCTGAGCCGCGTCGGAGGGCGGTGCGCCTTGTTGATTGCGACTGCGCAGCGCCTCGTTCTCGGCCTTCAGACGTTCTGCTTGTTCCCTGTAGCGTTGCAGGCGCGTCCGCTCGGCGCGCTTAGGCTTCGGTTTTTCCTCGCCCTCGCTTTCGCCGGCTTCGTCGCCTTCATCCTCATCGTCGTCGTCCTCGTCGTCTTGCTCGTCGTCAGCATCGCCGACATCGTCCTCGTCGGTGGTGGTGACCTCTTCAGTCTCTGGTTCGCCTTCGGGCTTCTCGCCTTCCGGCTTTTCGGTCGGAGTTCCGCTTCCCTGACCTGCTGGCACATTGCTGGCTGGCGCGGTGTTAGGAGTGTCGTCGTCATCGACCATCGGGTTGCCTCATTAAAAAAGCCGCCCACGGGGCGGCTGCGCTTCGATGCGGCTGGCCGCGTTATGCGGCTGGCCTGCGGTGGAAGAGGGGTTAGAGGGGGGTGTTGCCGCCGTCGTCCTGATAGGTGATCGGCGCTCCGGTATCGTCGTCTACGTTGCCAGTGAACGACAGACCGTTCACGTTGTGAAATACGGCGTAGTGAGACACCGGGAATTTTATTCGGTTGTTGGTAACGATGACATTAGTCACCGCACCGGGGCTTCCCGGTTTTTCCTGAATGAGCATTCCGAAGGACATCGGGGCATCGTAGAGCAGTCTGTTATTGCTGACGGTCAGATTACTGAAGCCGCCAAATTCGGTCTGCATGATGATGCAGCTGGTGTCAGACGAAATGATGGTGTTGTGATTGATGGTTAGGCCGTTGAACAGGCCGGTGCCCTGGATGCCGTCAACGTGTGGCACGCCGGAGCCGAGCAGATCGTGAATGTAATTGTCGTGGATGTTACCGTTATCCGCGCCGATGCTGATGCCGTTCTCCATCTTGGACAGATCGTTGTATGAGATTTCGACGCCTGGCATCATCTCGGTTTGGATAGTGTCCTTGGCCGCATTACCGATGACCCTGCAGCGGCGGATTTTAATTCCGGTCAAGGAAGACCCGGAGGCACTGATTGCTTGGAAGGACGAGAGCGGTTGCCCCGTCATGTCGACAATGCAGTCCTGCAAGATGCAGTTGGCGTGTCGGATGATGACATAGCCGTTAGTGATGTTCAGTTTCTCCAGCGTCTGCCCTGCGCCTGAGGTGGTGATTTCGCCCGAGGTGTTGGTGAAGACTGTGCCGCTGCTGCCCGATGGTGCCACAACGGCTCTTGCTCGCCGCGTGTACCGTCCGGCGCGAGCGGCGCGCCCGCGCGCCTCGTCGTCCTTCTCTGCTTCCAGCGAGCGCAAAAACGCCGCCTGATCTTCGGTTGCCATTTACAGCGGTCCTGGAATACCGGGTGGCGGCACGGCGCCTGCGGGAGGGGCTCCAGGTAGTGGCCCCATCGGCGGTGGCCCCATGGGTGGCATGTCGGGAGGTGGCGCGCCCGGTGGCGGCCCTGGCGGAATATCGGGTGGCGGCGGCGCCGGCGGCGGCGCGGAGATGATCTGCACCACCTTCCCCACCACCTGCTGCAGATCACCCACTGCCTGGATCAGGGCATCGATCTGTTGCTGCTGCTGCTCGTCGGAGGCTGGCGCGGCAGGTGTGGCGCCGTTTCCGTTCATGGCGGTGGCGGCGATGCCGCCGACGTGATCCATGGCTTGCAGCTCACGCTCGTGCATGCGTTGGCGCTGGCTGTCGGCGTGCTTCATGCGCGCCTCTTCCAGATTGGCGTTGACCTCCATCAGGCGCAGCTCCAGCTCCTTCTCCTGGATTGCCATCTGTTGCGCGCTCATGCGCGCCTTGCCTGCCATCTCCTGCTGCTTGAGTGCCAGCTCGGCCTGATTGAGCCGATCCTCTGGCGACGGCGGCGGCGGGGGTGGTGGCGGCGGCAATTGTTCACCGGAGGAGGCGGCCTCGGCGGCGGCGAGCGGCGGCGGCAGCATCATGCGCAGCCGCTTGGCGATCTTGTCGGCGAGTGGGAAGTCCTGGCCCTGCACATAGAGGTCGGCGAACAGCGGCGCGGCCTGCGGGCCGAGCGTCTGCATCAAGGTCTGCATGCCGTCGCGCGCTTCTTCGCGCTTGGTACTGTAAGACGGCCCCATCTCGACGCTGACCTGGTAGGTGCCGATGGTGAGGTCGTTCATGGTGACGGTGTCGATGCCGTCACCGTTGGGATCGATGATGCGCTTGTTGATCTCCAGCTTGCTCTGGCGGCCGTCCTCGCCGATCACGCGCAGCGTGCGCTCGGTGTCGTAGATGTGCGGGATCAGGTCGACCACGATCTGGCCGATGCGCTCGACGGCGCGGCCGAAGGCCTCGATATAGACGAAGGTGCCGGTGTCGCCCTCGCGCTGGCGCGCGACGATAGCACGGCCGCTGGTCTCCTGCGCCGGGGCGCCGAGCGCCGACGGGTAGATGCCGGTGACGGCGCTCATGTCGTTGCTGGCGACGCCGAGCAATTCCTTGATGCCGCTCGACGCCACCGGCGGCGGCTCGCGTTCCGGCGGTCGGCCGCCGTTGAGCGGGTCGGGGTCGTATTCGAGGAACGGCCAGTTGCGGGTGTTGGCGGTCTCCCACTGGTCGAGGAAGTTCTCGAAGTTCTTGCGGGTACCCTTGAACGGCGCCTTCGGCTGCAGCGCCACCGCCTCGGCGTCGGCCGACACTGCGTAATTGTAGAGCCGCTGCACGTCCTTGAGCACGCGAATGATGCCGCGGCGCACCACCTGCCGGCCGATCTTCACTTCCTCGCCGAGGAACGGCACGATCGGGATCTGTGTCCCCGGCCACATCTCGGGGCCTTCCAGTATCTCGCTCGCGCTCATGATGTAGCGTTCGACGCGGTAGCTGTCGCGCTTCTCGAAGGTTGCGCCAGCCGCGACGGCGTCGGCGCGCTTCGGGCCCATCTCGACACCGAGCGGCGGTCGCAGTGGCGACGGCGCGATCCCACCGAGGCCGGGGACAGGGCCGGCGGCCAGCAGCGCGCTCAGTTCGTCGTCGGGGTTGCGCTCGGCCTCGTCGTCGTCGGCGACGCCTTCATCGGTGTCGGGCTCCTCGGCGCCCTCGTAGCTGTCGTCGGTCAGGTCGATGATCTTGCCGTCGGGATAGATCGCCAGCTCGCGCGTGTAGGGACACTTGCGCCAGTATTCGGTGACGCGCACGCTATCGTCGGTCACCCAGCCATTCCAGGCCTGCGAGCTGCCGGTGAGCTCGCCCTCGAATGACTTGCCCTTCCATCGCTTCTCCGCGACCTTGCGCGCCATGTCGATCGGCACGAAGCAGTAGTTGGCGTCGCGCCGCGTCGGGTGGATGCTGTCGGCATCCCACACCACCGCCAGGCCATCCTGAATGAGGCCGATGCCGATTTCCTGGTTCATGGTCGTGCCGGCGGCGTACTCGGTGTAAACGCGGCAGTGCCCGATGCCGGCGGCGACCATCTGATCGGCGGCGCTGTAGTAT